TACAGGACACTCAGGGAACACCTTAAGGAAACCAATAACCAAGAATTCAAAATGTTGTATAAAGAAATTCCAATTACTGCACATAAACGCATGAGTGGATCTATTGGGTATAATGTTAGTAAGGGTAGTGATATAGGTTTATGTATTGACGGCGAACCCAATGAAATATTCCACGTTTTATTACATGAACTTGCACATTGTACCGTAGATGAATATACACATAGTAAGGAGTTCTGGGAAAATTTCGATAAACTTAGAACCATGTGCGTTTCTTTAGGGATATATCAGGAAATACCACAAAGAACTGAATTTTGCGGTAAACATATTCAGGATAAATAATATTTGGTATTAATAAATGCAATCTTTCGGTGATTTGATGAAAGCGTATTTATTACTAAATACTTTACTCGCATCTTCGAGTGCACCTCTACTTTTAAACGATAAATGGTTAAATATGTTTATACTTATGATCGTCACACCATTAGTCATTACTATATTACCACGTGGTGGTAATTTCATTGGTCGTTTAGCTATAGATGCACCATTTTTAATGTTAGCAACCTTGTTAGGTATGGGTATGGTTGCAGGTGTTTCTCAAATAAACAAACGTTTTGAAAAAGATTTTAGAGATTATGGTAAAACTACGAAGAGTACTGGTACTGTTCTAGGACTTCGCGCAGTTGGTTTACTGTTCGGATTTCTCATTTCCTATATTATATTTGGGAAGAGAATGTATAGACATTATAATGCCATTTAAGCGTATCTTTTATAGATGTAAAAGGCGACCGCCGCGACCACACCGGTCGATGCCAAGCCAATTGCACTTCTGTGTCCCTGATCGTTCAAAAACGATGGAACAAAATTCGCAAGTTTTTCTTGAACTGGCTT